TGAATGGGAGGTATTTTGTTTTACCCTACACAATTGTACTTACTCAAAGCCTGGCCTTTTGAGATGGCCCGATTTATTTGTTTTAGTTGGGCGTGGAGCTGGTAAAAATGGTTACTTAAGTTTTGAGGATTTCTGCTTGATAAGTGATTACAATTTGGTTAAAAAATACAATATTGATATTTGTGCTACTAGTGAAAAACAGGCAGAGACTTCTTTTGTTGATGTTTGGGATGTATTGGAGGCGAATGAATCAAAACTAAAAACGCATTTCTCATGGACCAAGGAATTAATTACAAATTTAAAAACAGGTTCGGAATTAAGATTCAGGACATCTAATGCAAAGACAAAAGGTGGCGGTAGGCCAGGTAAAATCGACTATGATGAATTACACGCATATGAAAATTATAAAATTATAAATGTATTTAAAACTGGACTAGGTAAAAAGCAAAATCCACGGACAACAATAATAACCACAATTGGGGACGTTCGCGGTGGTCCCTTAGATGATTATATAATAAACGCACTAGATATTTTAAAAGGCGCAGTTAAAGATAATGGTACACTTCCTTTTATATGTAGGTTGGATGATGAAAAAGAAGTTGATAACCCTTTAATGTGGGATAAAGCTAATCCTTCATTGCATCACTTAGAAGAGTTAAGAATTGAAATAGCTAAAGAATATATTGATTATAAAAAAGATGCGATTAGTAATTCTGCATTTATGACAAAGAGAATGAATATCCCTAAAGGCAACCAGGATGTAGAGGTTACAGAGTGGGGAAATATTCTAGCAACTAATCAAGAAATTCCAAATTTAGAAGGATGCGTTTGTGCCGCAGGACTTGACTTTGCAATGATTACAGATATGGTAACTGCTGGGCTATTATTTTTATACAAAGATATTTATTATTGGGTAAGCCATACATGGATATGCAATAAAAGCAAGGACCTCGGAAGAATAAAAGCCCCTCTAAGAGATTGGGAAAAAGCTGGTTACCTTACTTTTGTAGATGACGTTGAAATATCTCCTAGCGTGCCTGCTGAGTGGTTGGCTGAACAGGCACAGAAATACAATATAACTACTTTAGGTATGGATTTGTATAGGTACAGCTTGCTTAAAAGGGCACTTAATGATGTTGGATTTGATACTAATAAAGACGGTGCTAATAATATTAAACTTATAAGACCAAGTGATCAAATGAAAGTAGGGCCTATTGTTAATAGCATATTCGCTAAACATGCTATAGCTTGGGGAGATAATCCGCTCTTAAGGTGGGCGGCTAACAATGTATGTGTAACAACCTCGCAAGCTGGCAATATAACTTATGGAAAAATAGAGGGCAAAAGCAGAAAGACGGACCCTTTCATGGCCTTTATTGCTGCAATGTGTGCAGGTGAAAATCTAGTTGATAGTGGCGACACAGTTGAACTGGATTTAGGTTGTTTCACGTATTAAAAAAGGAGGAGAGATATATAAATGGCTAAAATCGGAAACCTAACTGTAGATGTTAATTTGAAAGATACTGATGCATTTAAAGAAATTATTAATATTACGAAAAAATTTGTAGAAGATGAAAGAGTCCCATCAGAAGTTAAGCGAGAATTTAAAGAAGAAATATTATCAATAACAGATAAAGGTAAGCCTTAGAAATAAGGCTTTTTATCATATCTGAAAGGGGGTGAGAACAATAATATGAGCATTGGTTTTATAGATTGGATGAAAAGTTTTTTAGGAGTAGGCGAAACAACTGTAAATATGACCGCAACTGCAATATCAACCGAGCAAAAATTAAACATTGAATTATTTGCAATACATTCCGCGATTAGTCTTATAGCAAATAGTGTAAGCAAATGCGAATTTAAAACTTATGCGAAGGGTGTTGAATTTAAAGGCGACGTTTATTATAAGTGGAATGTAGAACCAAATAAAAATCAGAATTCAAGCCAATTTTTGCAAGTACTAATTACTAAATTGCTATTTAAAAATGAGGTTTTATTATTGCCTATAGGTGACCAACTAATAATTGCGGATTCTTTTTATCAAGATGAATTTGCAATTAAAGAAAATACCTTTAGCAGCATTACTAGCGGAACAATGAGTTTTGACAAAGTTTATAACATGAGTGATGTTTATTATTATAAGCTAGGGAATACAGATATAAGAGCCTTATTAAGCAATTTAATCGTTGGTTATAACGACTTACTAAATATGTCCATAGGTAAATATAACCGTAGTGGTGGTCGTAAAGGCATACTTGATATTGATGCAACTGCAAGTAGCAATAAAGAGTTCCATGAAAAGTTAGACACCCTTATGAACACTAGATTTAAAAAATACTTTGAAGCCGAGAACGCAGTGTTACCACTTGAAAAAGGTTATAAGTATGAGGAAAAAGGGGGAGAAGGTAGTAAAAAATCCACCAGTGAAATTGCAGATATTGCAATGATAACAAAGGAAATTTTTGAAAGAGTTGGACAGGGTTTTAAAATCCCGCCCGCACTGCTCAGGGGCGACATAGCAGATATAGGTGCAACTACAGATAATTTCCTAACATTTTGCGTTGACCCACTTGTAGATATGTTAGGCGAAGAAAACAACCGTAAGACTTATGGTAAAGTTGCTTTTTTAGCTGGAAATTATATGAGGATTGATACTACTACAATTAAACATATTGATTTATTTAGCATATCAGAATCATTTGATAAGCTTATTGCTAGTGGTGGATATAGTATTGATGAATTAAGAGTAAAGGCAGGAGATGTAGCATTGAATACACCATGGAGTATGCAACATGTTATTACTAAAAACTATCAAAAAATAGAAAGCCTAGGGCAAGAAACTACAACAACTACAATTACAAAATAGTGAAGGGAGGTGAGAAAGTGGCAAAAACTAAATTTATAATTAAACAAGCGGCCGAAGTAGGAACTATTGACTTATATATTTATGATGACGTTGAAGGTGACAGTATGTCTTGGATGACTGGCGAAATTATCGAAAGTGAAACGTCCGCAAACTATATCAAAACTCAACTTGAAGCTGCTAAAAACATAACACAAATAAATATATATATTAACTCTTATGGCGGCGAGGTTAAAGAAGGACTAGGAATTTATAATCTTTTAAAAAGGCACACAGCCCAAAAGACAGTATATATAGATGGATTTGCTTGTAGTATAGCAAGTGTAATAGCTATGGTGGGTGATAGAGTAGTAATAGGGACTAATTGTCTGATGATGATTCATCACGCTTCAATGGGATGTTATGGCAATGCAGAGGAACTTAGAAAATCTGCCAATGATGTAGAAGTTATTGACAGTGCTAGTTGCTCAAGCTACTTAGCAAAAGCAGGGGAAAAATTGACTGCTGAAACTTTGAAAACTTTACTTGATGGACAAACTTGGCTCAATGCAGAACAATGTTTGCAATATGGATTAGCTGACGAAATAACTGGCAAAGAAGATAAGACAATTGCAGCAGCTAAACAAAGATTTAAAACAGCTATGAAATTTGAAATTGAGCAACATGAACCAATCCCAAAAGTTCCAGAAAATTTAATAGTACAAAAAACCAATGCTGAAAAATTAATGGCAGCATTCAAAATAAAAAACGTGGAGGTATAATATTATGATTAAAAATAAAGACCTTATACAACAGGAATTAAAAGATGCTTTAGCGGTGGCAATGAAATCCACAGATGAAAACTCGATAGCAATGGCACTTGCAGCATTTGCTGAAAGTGTACAACAAAATGTAATGGAAGAATTTGAAACATATCAAAAGACCGCAGACGTTAGTATTTTAGCTAAGCGTGGGGTACACCAATTAACTGCTACAGAGGAGAAATTTTATCAAAGCATAATTACTGCCATGCAATCTACAGACCCTAGACAGGCCTTTTCAACACTACCAACCGCATATCCTGAAACTGTAATCGACAATGTGATTGCAGATATTAAAGCGGAACATCCTTTATTAAATTTAATCAATTTTACAAACACAACTGTATTAACTAAATTGGTTGTAAATAAACAAGGTGCACAATTAGCAGTGTGGGGACCACTCAATTCAGCTATTACCGCAGAGTTAAGTGGAGCAATTGGAGAAATGGACTTGACACTTTGCAAATTATCCGCATTTATGCCTATAAGCAAAGATATG